CGAGACGCAAAGTGACCCTTGCATCCAAAAGTCAGTGATGACGATACATTCTTAATCTCTACCGTCTTTGCACCAAGCAAAGTCATATCACGGCAAATCTTCTGGAAATCAAGAGATGGCATCGTAATATGGGTCGAAAACTCAGTCTCTGGTAAAGAGATATCGGGCTCATCGCGATCAAGTAGATTGAGCTTGTAACGCGTAACTTGCTTCTTCTCTCCATCCTCTAGAAGAATACCTAGCGTATTTGGATCCGCCTGATCAACATAAAAAGTTACAGTGTCGTCATTTGTAGCCGTTCGCAGAATGCGGTGTAGGTGATCAGTATTAATACCAATGACGAACTTGGGAGCGGAATGGTTGTATGCAAACTTTTCAAACTTATCCGCATTTAATCGTAAATGAACGAGAACGGTGCGAGTATTGTCCATAGCTACCATGCGAATTCCTTCCTTATCAAAAATCAGCGACATCTCTACAAGAATACACTTTAGGGCTTCCGTGAGTGTGCGAACAGCGCCAGTTTGGACAGTCTTCGCTTCCACAATAAACTCGGGCATTTTGTTGAATAAGTTTTGTTCGTTTAAAATCCTTTTGACCCATCCTGGATTCGAACCAGGGTTGCGAGATTCAGAGTCTCGCGTACTAACCAACTATACGAATAGGTCGGTTATACTTGAGTTTTAATCTTTAAATAGTTTCACGGCGCTCCAAAACAAAGTGAAACCATCCTTTCTTTGCAATGAACTCCATTTGGCGCATCACAAACCCGAATGACTCGATATTTAGTTCTTTTAAACTAATCAGAAACGCCGTAATGCTCGGATCCGGATGACAAGGGTTCACAAATCCTGAATCTCCCGGAACATCACAACGAGCGAGAATATCCCAAGCATTCATCGAAGAAATGACATAATACATTCGGTTCAATGATGCAATATCCGTTTCACTGAACCCCAAATTGAAGAAATTGCTTTCAGGTTGCATTACTTATCGTCCATTTTAATATCTTCGTTTCCATTTCCGCACATTGCGCCACCGCGAATGCTGCGCTTTACACTGACGATACGGCCATACTTGTTCTGCTTTAAATCTTTACGAGTAAGGCCGCCAGGAGTCTTTTCCGCAGTTCCATTCCAAACTTTACGGCGGCTACCTACCTTACGCTGTGTCTTGTTATTCGACATTATTTAATACCCCATTTATTATTCTTTGTAGGGTGTGGTATATGGCCTTTCGTCCAAAAAGAACTGTTTTCTAATATGTTGTGCTGTACACTGATAGGATACGATGAAATAAAAAGTCGTGAGAAATCATATTTTAAATCCAACATTTCGGTATATTTTTGAGCAAGGTACGACGGCGTTATTTCAGAGTAATTTGAAGTATATAATATTGGGCAGTTTCCATATACTGAACGAATATGACGATTCTCTTCCACGATAGGAATACATCCAGCTATAAGAGCCTCGTAATGTCTATGACAATCCACCCCATTCCCTTCAGGGCTTATCACAAACTTATAATTCGGCAAGAGTGTAAAGTAATCAGATAAAGTTAACATATTGTTCCGGATTCCGTTCGATTCAAGTGTTTCTATAATTGTTGATCGATTCATTCCTTGCCTTCTTTGATCTGTATTCCGTATTCCACAAAAAACTAGGTCTGCATGAGTCCCTATTTGTGTTTCAAGTTTGTCGACCAACAGGTATTTATAGTATAGTCCAATCGGAAATTGCTGAGGAGAATCGGATCCGTCTATAGCAGATGCATTCACAATTAAGTTCTTTTTAGGTTTACGAATTGTTTGCCATTCGCGTAATGTTATCATCGAAGGAACCTATTGTACCACTGTAACATTTCTTTAAGTTTAGCATCGGCGCCTCTTGGATCGGAAAAATGAAACATTTTATTGCGAAATTTATGTTTATTCCATATACGTGTTGGACTGTTAGAAAAAACCGCAGTACCCATTGAATAATTAGAATCGTTAATCGTGTCTCTATTCACCAAGTTACGCAAATTAAAATAAACATTCATAAACGATTGTTCGTAATAATAATAACTCGTATGGTTTTGAATCATAACATGTATGTTTGAAAAGTGTTCTTTCATTCTAATAGAATTCACAAACCCAAATATTCCGCTACAAAATGGGTATATTCTATTTTTTACTAAAAAATCAATGTCTTCTTTTGTATATGTATTTAATGAATGACATTTTTCGTAGTGAAACCCTAATTCTCTGTGCTCAATCGGAGCATGTAACTTATCATCATTAATATTACTAAAAATAGTAATTAGATCAATATCTACAAGTATATCTGAATCCATAAATAGTATCTTAGAATAGTTTGAAATGTCATAATTGAAAATTTGGAGTTTCTTCATTGACGAATCCATGGCAGATATAGAATCAGAACATGGGACTACTTGAACTCGGAACGCCTTAAGTTTTTCTACACATTGATCTACCAGCAAGTTGTCACATATAACCATAACATCAGTCGTGTTATGTTTCCGAAGTGAACGAATTGATAGGTATAGTAAATCTAAATAACCGGGATCAAATCCAACAGTATAGTAGACTAGATTCATTGTTTTCAAACCACAATTGAAGTTCAATATTGAAACTCAATTATGGGTTTTTGAAACCCTTACGCTTACAGTTACGGTTCAATTTGGTTTCATGTTTAGTTGGAGTACGCGAGGCCGCCCATGCCGGACATGACGCGGAGTACATTGTAGTTGAGCGCGTAGACGCGGACCTGGGCCGTGCGAGTGCCGGTCACCGTGTTGAGTGAGACCGTGAGCTGTAGCGTGGCCTTGTCGATACGGGAGAAGTTGCAGCTGCCGCTGGGCTGGTGCTCCTCAGGGCGTAGGGCAAATGAGTAAACATTAATGCCCGTGGATGGGGAGCGGCTGTGGTGCTGGTAAGGCTGGACCTTGTCGAAGTAAGAGCCCTCGCGCTCCGTGAAGCGGTCCTGGCCGTTGAGCTGGAGCTTGGCAACCTCGACCGGGTTCTTGCCCTCGCAGCGTACACCGGAGCCGAGAATGACCTTCGCGAGTAGATAGTTGACACCCGTCTCAAACTCCTGGACGCCTGAGAGATCGAGCGTGTCGGCACCAATCACTGTCGAGTTCTCCGTCGCGCCCTGGCCCAGGTTCATCGTCGCATTCGAGGCGTTGGCACCGCCAGTGGCCGCACCCGAAGTCTGCGAGAGTAGAGATACAATGATGCCATCCGTGGAGAAGTCATCGGAGTAGTTGAAGGGCTGCGCACCGCCAACCGACGCGAGCCAAGTGGCCGTCGAGCAGTCTACGAATGAGTCGCGCTGGACGACCCACTGTAGCTCCTTGACAGGGTGGTTGAAGTTGAGCTGAACCTTGTTGGATGAGCTCGTGATCGACTCGGCACCCGTGTACTGTACCTGCTCAATGAGGTACTCGTGGGACTGCTGGGCGAAGCGGCGGCGCTCCTCCGTGTCTAGGTAGACATAGTCGACATAGAGAGAGGCAGCGGCGAGTGACTGCGCATTGGCGGCAATTGGTACACCGACGCCGGCCTCGGCGTACTGGCAGTTCTGCCAGGTCTCGAAGTCTACATTGATGCGCACCTCGTGGTACTGGAGGGCGATTAGGGGAATCGCTACACCAGGGTTGCGGCAGAACCAAAACTGGAGGGGAATGTAGAGCGTCTTGGCGGGCGTGCCAGCGCGAGGTAAGCATGAGATCGTCGTCTCGTTCGCCGAGCAAGTCGTGTCTAGCTTGAGCGCGTTTGAGCGCTTCATGAGTACTAGGTCGTGCGTGTTGCCGACCATGGAGTCGAGTACGGCAATGTTACCAGCATCCGTGGCGAGCTGCGTCCAGATCTGCATCCAGTCGCCGTACTGGCGGTCAATGCGCTGGCCGCCGATCTCGAGCTCAACCTGCTTGATGAGGCGGTGGCCGATGTAGTTCAGCCAGCGGAAGCCGGCCGCAGAGGAACCGAGCTGCGTTGTAGTTGACACATCAATCGCGGGTAGTACAACCTGTACATATGTCTTGTACATTAGGTCAGCGTTACGGTTGATGACGGCCGTTACACGCTTGTTGAAGTCCGCCTGGCCGTTGAAGGTAACCTCAATCGACTCTACAGCGAAGTTCGTGTGGCGCTTGTATAGAATCTTCCAGAAGGTAATCTGAGGGTTGCCGGAAATATAAATATCCTGGGCTCCGTACGATACCAATTGCATCAAACCACCGCCCATTTTGTGTTTATGCTCTACTGCAACAAAAAAAAATAAAGGGAAAAATTCCACGAGAGGGCGACAAAACAATAATTAGATATGTGATATCATCATAAATGGTCGGGTAACTTGTTTACGACTTCATTTCGTGATACAATAGCATCTTCTAACGAAGAATGACATGAACAATGTGTTACCCCAACCCTACTATTTGTAACTCGTACAACATATGTGTTCTTCTGTTTCGTTATATACTTTTCACCCGTTGAGTTATTGCGTTTAAAGTTGGCTAAGTCTACATCAAAGAACTTCCATTTAAACCCTCCAGCGTGTTTCTTTACTCCGCGACATACTGACGAAATTACGGAAGGTTTTGCTCCAGTTTTACTAGCAGCGGCTTGTATACTTTCAAACTCTTCAAGTAAAGTATCGTAATCATCATATTGTCCAACACGCTGTTTTCGTCCTTTTGAAACAACTTTAGCTTTTTTGATAACCTTCTTTCTTTGTTCAGTACGCCCTTTTACCAATGCTTCTATCACAGTCTTGCTTTGTACGAATCCGGCTTTTTTCTTTTCCTTCCAAATCTGTTTCATCTTTTCGCTTATAGCAGACCGTTGTTCGGTAGAAACAGGTTTGCCAAAGTTATGATTTTTAGCACCCATCTTTCGTTCACTGCGAGCTTTCCTCATTTCATCGGTGTATACAATCGTGCTAGGAACACCTTTCTTCTTTTCGCTAATAAGTTTTTTAGTTTCTTCGTTGTGTCTTGAATTCTTGCCTCCAGATTTCAAGTTATACCCGTTTGGCGACAGGGTCTTGAATTTTTCAATATAGAATTCTTCAAGTTCATTACATGCCTCGTCAAAACATATACATACAATATCAAACTTGAAGTTTTCAATACCGTATTTTACATAAGCGTTTAACAGACATCCCCCTAACATAGTCTTACACATCCGCTTATGCTGATTCCATCTCGTATGGATATCCGAATGTAAAGTTTGCCCAACATATTGCTTTCCGTTGGTAGTGTTTGTGATACGGTAAATGTATCCCATTGGTTATACTAGATGCATATGTGACCGAATAAAATCGGTTTTCAAAACAATGGACGCTCTACTTTTTCCGACCGCGAACCCCATCCTCAACACCTTTCTCCGATCCGTAGTACTCATTTTAGCGATGGTTTTTGGATTTAAGACCACAATTTACACTGCATACTGGGGAGCAGTGATTCACGATGCGATCTCTCTTTGGCTCATTCGAAACATCGTTTGAGTCTCGAATGTGCCCCCTCGTGGAATCGAACCACGGACCTTTTGATGATTAGTAATCAATACAAATCAAACGCAATACCACTATGCTAAAAGGGCTTATTTTTATAAGAGTTAGTTGCCTGTAGATCCAAATCCACCGCCGCCACGGTTATCGGGAGGAGCAGGTAGATCCTCCAGAGAATCTACTAGAATAACTTCATTAAACGGAAGCCAATTATGCTGAACAATTTGGAAAAGCCGACGACCCTGTGGAATTGTGTAGTTTTGAAGTTTTGTATCCAGGCAATCTACGCGCGCAATCAGCTCACCACGGTATCCGGCATCTGCAAGTCCAATTTGGTTTGACATGCGCAGAGGTGTCAGACTCGTAGATGAACGGGCTAGAAGCAGATAAGGAGCCGGATTTCCAATAGAATCTAGAGCAGCGGCCACAATGCCAGTCTTAATTTCCACGCCGAGATTGCATGGTAGGCAGTAATCCTTCGTGCATCCAGTACCCGCACACAAACATTGCGAAAAGTCCAAAACTGTATTTTGTGAAATCAGATCGACTCCCGAATCGGTTGGACGACGGTTACGGACATGTTCGCGCTGAAGTTCGCGATGGCTGGGATCAATAACATAAAGATACAAACTCATTTGAATATATTACACCCGTTTCATGAAAGTCGATATTGGTGTGAAAGATATAATAACTAGAATCATAGCCGCAATTTGGGTGAGGATATTATAAACCATTTCCTGAAATGGAACTCGGCCTAAAGCGTATCCTGCAAACGCAGACAAAGGATTGAAGTATCCTGAAGTTATAGTATGAGCAATTGTTAGAAGAGAAAAATAGACTAATCCCATCACCGTAGGATTTGCTTCTGTCAGTAATTTAGCATAGAGAACAGTTGTTGTTCCAACAAGTTCAATAAAGTACTTGTACATTACTTTAATACTAGCTAAAAGTTACCATACTCCAAACTGGGGGTTGTAATTCACAAACTTATTTTCAATATTACTGAACCCCGGTTTTTGTACACACAAAGACGGTTGAATAATATACCAATTATCTCTTTCAATTAGGTGCATCCAAATACGATCAAGTGCGTAAAGAGAATACTTATCTTCATTGTTTATAAGTTTTTCCAGTCCATCTTTGAAGGTTTCAAGTAGAGTTTGATAATAATGATTGTTGACTAAATATGCAGTTGCAGTAGATACAAATTTAGCTCTATATGTTGTTGGATCGTACTG